TTGGGCAAATATAAAACCATCAAAGCAGGTCAGAAACTGTTCACTAAACACGAACTGGGTTCACTGGAAGATATTTGTAAACGTCATGGTGTTGAGGTTGATACGCCTGTTATGGGTGACGTTATGGTTAACGGTATTCACGGTTCTGTAGTACTGGATGGTAAGTACATTGCCCTGAATGCTGACAGTACTGGGTTCAATGTTGCAGTACTGCCCTGGCTACATGACTGGAAATTTTACCGGATCACTCCTAACGCAGGTACGGTAGGGGGTGAATAATGGGGGGTAAAATTACAGGTGCTGGTTTATTTGGTGCCCTTATTACGGCGGTTGCAGTTGCAGCCGCCGTATACACAGGCGGTGCAAGCCTTTCGGCAGCGGCAGCATGGGGAGCCGGGGCGGGTGCGGCATCACTTGTAGCCACATCGATGTTGTCACAGATGCCGGGTATTACACCTCATACAGACAGTGCTACTACTCTCAGCCGTTCTACCAGCCCACAATCGGGAATCCCCATACTGTACGGTGAAAAGGTGAAATGCGGTTCAATAGTTAACTGGTACAACGTGCAGAACAACAGCAGTCAGTACCTGTTTACGAGTCATGCCCTGGCAATGGGTGAGATTAACAAGGTCAGCCAAATCTGGCTTGATGACGAACCAGTACTGACAACGCCTGTTACAGTTGAAGGAGTTGTACCGAATACCAGTATCGATGCGAAATACCGTGATATTTTGCAGTTAGAGGTATATTTCGGGAAGCCTAATTACACGGCGGGTAAAGTACTGGCTGGTACTTATGGTGGTTCTCAGTGGAATAATAGTACGTTCAAAGGTAATGGGATCGTACAAGTATATACCGTTATCAAAAAAACTCAGAAATCATTAGAGGACAACCTGTTAGTTAACGATAGTTACGTATTAACTGCTGAATGTTCTGGCAAAAAGATCTACGATTTAGTGTCTGGTACTACTATCGTCAGCAATAACCCCGTAAACCAGTTATACGATTATGTGACCAATACGGAATATGGCCTCGGTGTCAGTCCCGGTAATATTGACATTGCATCATTCCAGACGGCAGCACAGTACTGTACACGTTATCAGATGTATAGTAATGGTGCTATTGATTATCAGTCCACGTATAAATCAAACATTGAAAAAATGCTGATGACATTTGGCGGTATTACCAGTATTCATTGTGGCAAACTGTATTTGACTGTAGATATTCCGGCACTGTCAGTACAGACATTTGACGAATCAACAATTTTCGGTGAATTTGTCAGTACTACGAGTGGCATCAGCGATTATTTCAATACCATCGATGCAACATGGAAGAACACTACAAATAATTATAGTGATGATATTTTGCGTATTCCGTCTGATATTCCGGCCAGTGATGTATTAACCAGTGATGGATTGATTATTGCTAAAAGCCTGGACTATTCATGGGTGTATGACAAAGATCAGGTTGAACATCTGATTAACATCGAATTGCTGAAAGGCAAGTACTCACACAATACAATCAGTTTCAGTACTGACAGTGGCTGGGATATTGCCGTTTGGGATGTAATTACCGTTAATTTCCCGGAACATGGTTACGAGAATAAGCTGTTCAGGGTAGCGGGTAAGTCGATTAGCACGAATACCGACAGTATCGGTATGGTTCAGTTGCAATGTGTTGAGTATCACCAGGGCATTTATGAAGGCGTAGACGTACCGATGTATGGCTGGGAAGGAACATTACCGAAACCAGTAGCAGTACTGCCACCGTCAAACCTCACAGTAGTTAAGAAGGGGGCAACTAATCAGGGGCAGACTGTAGTTCTTTCATGGTCAGCCAGTATCGATCAGTACTTGCGTGGTTACTACGTGTACTACCGTCAGACGGGTACGCAAACATGGACTTATGGCGGCAGCACGAACCAGTACGTACTGAGTTATGAGCTATACGGCCTCACAACAGGGGTACAGTATGATTTCGCAGTAGCAGCATTCAACAACCTCGGCATTGTGTCCGACAAAGTTACACAGAACGGTGTTGTACCTGATTTCGCGTTTACCCTACCTGCAATTACTGGCCTGAATCTGATCAACCGTGGCAGTACTGCCAATACAACCGATGCACTCGATTTTATTATCGGTTGGGATGATCAGTCATACGTAAATGTGAACGGTAAAAAGTTCAGCGAGTATTTCAACAAATACGAAATCATTGTGTATGACACTGGCATGGTTAAGAAGCGTTCGTACTTCATTCAGGCTAACCAGTTCACGTACACCTATGCAATGAACAAACTGGATACGCTCAGCCGTACCCGTACTTTCGGTGTTGTTGCATGGGGGCATAACAGCAGTATCTACAGTGCAGAAGCACGTATCACTGTCACTAACCCACAATGCCCAGGATTAACAGGATTCACGGCTAACGCTGGTTATGAGTCTATTTTCGTGACGTACAATAACCCAGAAGCAGGTGTCAGTGATTTCGCAGGTGTACAGGTACAGGTTGCCACGAACAGTACGTTCACACAGAACCTGAAAACGTTCGGTACTAACAGTCCGTTCATGCACAGTTTTCCTGTTGATGATGGGAAGTACTATGTACGTGCAGGTGCTTATGACGAGTTCGGTACTGACAGTGTTGTATTCACAGCAGGTGTCTATGTTGATCTGCAATCAAAAGTTAATTGGTCTGCACAAGATGAACAGTCACTAAATGATTTCTTACATCTGGACGACAAGATTAGTACTGCTATTGACGACGCAGTAGCACAGGCCAACGTGAACACCACTACTAAGATCGGTGCGTCAGAAACGAAAACGACAAAGTTGATTAATGACGGTGATAAACTAAATGCATCGGCAATTACCAATTTACAGGCAACTACAGCAGCGAATTTATCAGCCCAGGTAACTACGCTGAATAAGGCCATTACTGACGGTGACACTGCAAACAGTACCAGTATTACCCAGCTAACCAGTAAAACAGCTACAGATATTTCGGCAGCAGTCACAACACTGAATCAGACAATCACAACTAAGGATACGGCTCAGACACAAGCACTGAATGCACAGGTCAGCAGTATTAACAGTAATATTACGTCTCAGGTTGCGACACTTAACAGTACTATAACTTCTAAAGACACGGCTCAATCAACTGCATTAACTCAGGCAAAATCTGAACTGAACGGTAATATCAGTTCAGTCAGTACTGCAATGACCACTAACATTGATGCATTAAAAAATACCATTAATAGCCATTACGAATTGAAGGTAAACGCTAACGGTACTATTGCAGGTATGGGTATATATGCAGATGCAAACACCAAAGCTAGTGCAGTATATTTCGTGGCTGATGACTTTAAAATTATTACGGCTAAAACATCGGGTGCAGTATCTAACCCGGTAATTCCGTTTGCAGTACAGAACAATACCGTTTATATCAATTCAGCAATGATTGCTAACGCAAGTATTGGGCAGGCACACATTGCCGATGCAAGTATCAGTACTGCGAAAATTCAGGACGGTAGTATTAATAACGCGAAGATTGGTAATCAGATTAGTTCTAACAACTGGAATGATGCATGGCCTGATCAAGGTGGGCAAGGTTGGTGTATCCGTAAAGATGGTACTAGTTACTTCAACAATGGCTATTTTCGCGGCACAATCTACGCGGAATCTGGTCGTTTTACTGGTGAAGTTTACGCTAATAGCGGCTATTTCAAAGGTACGGTATACGCGTCAGGCGGTTCATTCACAAATGGCTATTTCAGCAACTGTACGATTGATAATCTGAAAGCGAACAGTATTCAGGGCGATATCATGCGGGTATTCCTGTTAAGTGGTGGCGGTATCACTATCCCGGCAGAACCGCAATTTGCCCGTATTCTTTCAATCCCATGCGTACCATTAACTGTAAAAGGCGGTTATGACGGTAACTATAATCCACCACGAGAAACTACTAACAGTCGTTCAATCAGCATATATGCTAATGGAGCTGGTTTAGTTTACACCAGTGTAGCCGCACAGGGCCTGGCAACGGATATAAATGTCGGTACTGGAACAATGACAATTCCGGCAGGCGTAGCGGTAACACTAACAATTGAACAGCGTTCTAACAACAATGTGGTTGCATTCAACGGGAATATTACCGTAATAGTTGGTCGGGCATAAGGAGAACAAAATGATATCAGGCGATTTTAGGCGGGGGGCAACTCCCGCCGATGCAGTACGAGTACTGAATAGTCAGGGCAAAGTGTTTATTACCGATTTTCAGTCAGAATTAACAAAACGATGCCGTGCATTATCGAAACAGATTCAGGATGACATCAACAACAGTGTTGAGGGGGGTTCTGTTGCGTTCACCAAACGGGCGATATTCTTCAATTTCATTCAGCACGGTAATGGAACCAGGACAAACCAAATCATTGTACGTGGTTCTCAGGCTGCTTATTTGCGATCAGTACTGACAGATGATCCGGCAACGTTTAACAAAATTATTCCAACTGCTAACGCTCGTATGACTGCACAGGGCAACATTGCAGGACTTCATAACCAGATGGGTAAAAAGTACAAGGTAGTGGAACAGAACGGCAAGAAGTATTTGATTGATACCAGTCTGAAAAAGAAAAAACGTAGTAAACGTATTATCGGCAAGTACGAGAAGAAGAAACGTAAAATGATATATGACTTCTTTGAAGAAACTGAACAAAAAACGAGATTAGTGATAAATAATATGAAAGGAACATTCATATTCAGGAGAAACTAATGCAAGAGCATTTCAGTGAAGAAGTAACAGAAAACATCACACTAGACGGTTATGAAGTACTGATGTGTAACCGTCCATTTAATCAGGCATTCATCGATTCGAAGTACTTCAAGGATTATGGGGTAGATGTCATGGGGCATGACTTCATGAACATTGCATTCATGGGTGACAAGATGCCAGTACTGAACCGTGGTGATATTGTGAGTTGGCAGTACTATGACGATGTATATGAAGTACAGGTAATTGACGTATACAAGTTGTTCGTTAAGGGTCTGGACATTCAGTACTACCTGGTACAGTTAAAACAGCCGTTTTTGGAATAAAAATAATAAATACTCTCAGTACAATTGAGAGAGGATAATAACATGGATAAAGAAAAATTAATCAAGTTTGGCATCTATGCAGCAGCCGTAGTATCACTGGCTGCACTGCATACTGTTGGCTTGCCATTATGGACAATCGTTACGCTAAGTCTGTTTCTCGGGATTTGCGTATGATGATTACAGGAACATTAATTGCGGGTGTAAGTGCGACCGTGGCAGTACTGGGATTTGCATTTACACGATACCGTGAGTTTAAACAGGATACAGAGGCTCTGGAACGTCGCATTGCAGACTTGCAATCTGAACAGAAGTTACTGAAACAACGTTTAGACAAGATTGAAAATGAGCAGGTTGTATTCGAAAGCGGACTGAAAAATGTTCAGATGAAAATCAACGAAATTGATGTGAAACGTTCCCCCGTATTGACCAT